ATGAGTAACCTTATGGATTACCTGAATTTTATTCCGCATTTGATTGCTCGCTGTGCTTCAACGCAATTTTTGCTGTTGGCGATGGATTGTTGCCTTGAGTTAGAGAACCTTCAATGTATGGAGGTTTCTTAGGTGAGTATGCAGTCTCTTGATGAGAAATGTTTGTGTTTGAAGTGTCCTTTTCGCCTCAGAAAAGATTGCCTGCATTATCGTGATGTTTGTTTGGCGTTTCGCAGTTGTAGTGCCTGCCAAGACAACAACGAAGTTATGGTGTCCTGCGAGAAATTGGAGGTTTCTTGATGTGGGGTTTTCATAGTAAATGGTCCACACTACGGGGTTTAGGTTCTATGTTCTTCATCAAGAGGCATGGAGAAAGCATGTTGCAGTGTCATATCTTATGGTTAGGATGGGTGTAATTTGAGTGAAAAATGGAAAACGGAAAAAATTGGTGTTGTAGCCCTTTGCAGAATAAGCGCTAAAGGCGGTGAAGGCTTGTACTTGTATATTCCCAAGAATTTCGCTGATGCCTACGGTATTTTGGGTGCGGAGTTTGCTGAGGTGCAGTTTAGGAAGCTTTTCAGGGCGAAGCCTTTGGATTCTGAAGAAACGACTGGACCTGTTGATCTTAGATGTCGAAGCAAGAAAAAGGTAGAGGAAGAGGAGATAAAAGAAAATGAGTGAGAAGAAAACGACTTTGAGTGTTCCGGCGGCTTATGTGCCTCTGCTAGAAGATATTCGATTGTTGAAGAGTGATGAGCAAAATCCTAATCGGACTACGGTTAAGCAGCGTGAGCAGATTTGGAAGAGCCTCAGTAAATACGGCTGGACTTATCCTATCATCACGAATAAGGATGGTGTTTTTACGGATGGGGAGCAGCGTGCGGAGGTTCTTCGTGAGCATGGGGAGTTTTTTGCTCCGGTGCTTCGCCTAGACGTGGAAGATGTTGACCGGCGGATGCTTCGGCAGATTCTCAATAAACTCAAGGGTACTCATAACAAGGAGTTGGATGCGGCTGAGTTTAAGCGGATCGCGGAGCTGGGGCAGAAAGAGGACCTGAAGTTATTGTTGGCGTCTGTGGGTGAGAGGCTTCCGGATGATTTGAGCGGCAAGAAGGATTCGGTGACGGTTCCTGAGACTTGGGAGCTCATTATTGAATGCAAAGATGAGAGTGAACAGCAGCGGTTTTATGAGAAGTTGAAGACGGAGGGGTATAGGCTACGGATTTTGACATTGTAAAAACTTGGAGTCAAGCGGATAGTTTTCGAGCTCAAAGCGTGGTTGGCTCGTTTACGTTGTTGGATGTGAAGTTGGAGAAGCGTATCAAGGGGTCTTTGCCGATTGAAGAGATGCCTTGGCAGGTAGGCGTAATTGTTGGGCGTAGCGGATCGGGCAAGAGTAGTATCGCTAAAGAATTGTTTCCTGAAGCATACATTCGTGCCTTCGAGTATAACAACAAAAGTATCCTGGATGATTTTCCCTCTGGATTGCAGACTGGGGATATTACTAAGGCATTGTCAAGTGTTGGCTTCGCTAGTCCACCGGATTGGCTCAAAAGTTACGATTGTCTTTCTCAGGGGGAGAAGATGCGGGTTGATATCGCTCGTGCGTTGTGCTTGGATAGGGACCTGATTGTCTTTGATGAGTTTACGAGTGTTGTTGATCGGGAGATTGCGAAGGTTTCTGCGTTTGCTATTGCTAAAGCGGTTCGCAGATCTAAGAAGCAGTTTATCGCTGTTACCTGCCATTATGATGTTGTTGATTGGCTTGAGCCCGATTGGGTGCTCTGTACGGATACGATGGAGTTTACGCGAAAAAAAGAAGCCGGCCGCCCGTTGAGCTCAAAGTTTATCGGTGCGGCTCTAATCTGTGGCAGATGTTTCGGCAGTATCACTATCTAAGCGGATCTATTGCTAAGGGTTCCAGGTGTTATGTTGCGGTGTATCAGGATAAGCCTGTTGGGTTCATTGCGGTTATGCATATTCATATGAAGAGTAGGTATTTTCGGGTGCATCGGTTGGTGGTTTTGCCTGATTACCAGGGGATAGGCTTAGGGAAGAGATTGCTGAATTTTATAGCGGAGCTCTACACTTCGCAGGTAAAAGCGCCTTTCTACATTGTTACCAGTAACCCTCAGATTGTTCGGGGGAATTTGGATCGTTGGAGTGTTCGGCGGTATGGGCATGTGAAGCGTTCAGGAGAAGACACTCGCTTGAATAGTGAGATTAAAGCTAGTGTTAGTGCCAAGCGTATTAGTATAACTTTAGAGTATAAGCCGATTGTTGGGCAGGACTGTATTAAATGAATAAAATAGGAAAGAATTTTCCTACTGGAGAGAATATCTTTGAATGCTGAGCTTTTGAATAGACGTGAAACTTTGCTCAAGTATATGGTTAAGGGTTCTAAGCTTCAGGTTGTTGCGGAGGAGATGACGAAGGATATTTCTGATTTAGTTGAACGTGAAAAACAGATTGCTGTGATTCGTCGAGACTGGGGCAACCGTAAACACTGGATGACTAATGTTGTGCGTCTTCAGGATGAGTCATTTTTGGCTGAGTTGATTGCTGGGATGAATGAGGCTATGAAGCATTGTTGGATTGAGGGGTTGCGGGAGAAGAATAATGCTTCTGTTCGTGTGGCTGCTTTGCGTTCGATTATTATGGGGGAGTCAAGGGTTGGTTTGTTGTTGATGAAGGCGGGGGTTATTCAGGTGGCGCCGCAGCAGATTGAGTCGAATGTGACGATTGCGGGGACTCCGTTTGATGTGGATCCTGAGTTTAGACGTTTGTTGCTAGCTGAATCTGAGCGTCAGCGGCTTGAGAAAGCGGGGCAAAATGTCAAGTCTCAGTCTTGAAAAGACTATTCCTGGCGAGAATAGTTTACTTTATTGCCCGACGCCTAAGCAGTTTATGTTTCATGCTGGTCGCGGAGTGTATTATGAGCGGGCTGCTTTGTGTGGGGGTGGCGCTGGAAAAACTATTTGCGGGTTGTTTGAGGATATTCGTTGGGCTCTTGATTATCCTGGATCTGTAGGAGTTATTACTGAGCCTTCTTACCCGATGGTGCGCCTCAACATTATTCCAGCGTTGGAATCAAAGTATCTGTTGGGGTGTGCGTTTCCTTTTACACGTCACCCATACATTGCTAATTTTAGTCGACTTGAGATGCGCCTTGATTGGAAGAATGGTTCGCAGTGGTGGTTTCGCAGCTGGGATAATCCTGAGTCGATGGAAGGCGCAAACATTGATTATATTCACCTAGACGAGGCAAGGTTGATCCTGCATTTGGATACTGCTTTGTTGACGGCTAAGCGTCGGCTCCGCGGATCTGGAAGGTGCAAGGTTCCCATTAATCCTGCTCTGTGGATAACGACGACGACTGACAAGTTGTTGAGTGTCTTGTTTAATGAGTTGGAGAATCCGTTGACTAAGAATCCGGAGTCGAAGATTTATCGTTGGAGTATTTTTGATAACCCATTTTTGCCTAAGGCCTTCATTGACGCGATAGTTCAAAGTCACACCGGAGGTCTTGCTGAACGCTTCGTGTATGGTAGGTTTGCGAATGTTGGTGCTGGGAGTTTTCCGTTTGATACTTCTGTGCATGTTCGGGATCAATCTGATAAGCGGTTGTTTCGTGATGTCCGTTACGGTGTGGATTTTGGCTGGACTAATCAGTCTGCGATTGTGGTTTTGGCATATGATTATGATGGGCGGGTGTGGGTGCTTGATGAGTTTTATAAGACGCAGTGTTCAGCTGAGGATTTGATTGCTGTTCTGCAGAAGTTTTTTGGGTTGTATGGGCGGGGTGAGATTTGGTGTGATAAGTCTGAGCCTGAGTCTATTGTGAAGATGCAGCGGGCGTGTTTGCCTGCTCAGGCTTATCCGCATAGGCGTGAGGATGGGATTCGTGAGTTGGGTGCCAGGTTTCCTAAGGCGGGGGATGGGTTGCCCAGGTTGTTCATTTCGCATCGTTGCATAAACCTAATATCAGAACTTTTGGAGTACAAGGTTGATGTTAAAGAACGTGATCATGCAGTTGATGCGTTGCGGTATGCGTTGAAGTTGCAGGTTACGGCGCCTTTGGGGGCATTTAGGTTTGGGTGACCTTGTTTTAAGCAATAAAACTCTTAAGTGGATTTTTTGAGTATTGGAGTATTAACATCCTCTTGATGGGCGGGAATGTTTGTTGAGTGACAGTAAAAGACATTCTATAACACAAGGCGAATGCACCGCAAGACATAAAGAAACTGATGCACGCATCTCAGAAATGAAGGATGACTTACGTTTAATTAAATCTGCGTTGGTTGGCACGGACTTGCGTGGGGGACTTGTTAATCAAGTAAATACTTTGGCGGATCGTCTTGGAGACATTGTTGTAACTCAAAAAGTAACTGATGATAGACGAACCAAACTTCAAACTGAAGAGAAGACATTGAAAGAAAAAACTAAAGATATGCGGGATGATATCATAGCACGCTATAAGATAGCGGTAATCGGAATTTTGGGGACACTTATTGGTATTATCCTCAATCACTTTCTGAATCTTTAAAATTTAAAAAAGGCTGTATAAAATGAAAATGTTCAAGTTAGGGATAAACAAAAAAACGTTTAGTTTGCAGTTTCCAGAAGTGACGGTTACTCTCGTGGAGATTGAGCGTTTCCGCGAACAGTTGGCCCTGTTTGATTGTCCAAGTTGCGGCGAGAAGGCTTTGAAGCTTGTATCTTATGTTCAGGGACCTACCGGGTGGAGTTCAACTTTCTTTTGTACTTCCTGCGATACTCGAGGGGAACTTAACAGTGATGGCTTCAGTGTTGAGTTAACCGAGGCTAAGAAGGAACCTCAAGAAGAGGAGCCCAAACCTAAACAGAGAAGGGAGATTAAGAAGTAATGTCGACGGGTTTTAAATCTGCGTTAGATGGAAAAGAAATTCTTTCAGTTAAGGAGCTTAGGAAACGGTTTGCTGCTGACGTTGGGGAGTCGACAAATTATGATTCTATTGCTTTCTCAACTTTAAGGAATCCAACTACTAGGGGCTTGTTTGGCAGTAAAATTGATGATCGCGAATTGTTGTTTGCTGTTCAACGTGAGCCCGCTGCGTTCCGCATTGTTTTTGGTGTGGCTAAGGATACGCTTGATAATTGGTTCACCGTCGAGTTAATCGGTAAAGATGATAAAGGAGCAACTAACGAGAAGGTTCAGAAGGAACTTACGCGGCTGCAGGCTAAGTGGAAGTTTATTAAGCTGTTAACGTTGAAGCGTCTTTTTGGCTATTCTATTCTGATTAAGGGGTACAAAGATGACGCTGCTAAACTTGAGAATGAATTAACTGATAAAACAGCGCAAATTGCCTACATTGAGCCCTATTCGAAACTTGAGATTAACCGTTTCATAGATGTGGATGATCCTGAAGATGAGCGAGATGGTTACCCTAATTTCTATGTTATGAAGAAATCTGCGGGGCTTGTCAGTAACCAAGTTAAAGTTCACTATTCACGCGGTATTTTGTGTTCTTCGTTGGTTGTGGATCACCGCTATTTAGGCTGGAGTGTTCTGCAGGCCTTGTATGATGACATTACGGGTTACCGTTACATGCGCTATGGGTTTTATCAAACGATTATTCGTTACGGCAGCGGGTTCCCTGATGTGACGTTGATGGGTCCTGAAGCTGACCAAAAAGCCATAAATGCCTTCATTGCGTCGGGTCAATTTGATAATTTGAATGGCATGAAGTATTTTGTCCATAATGAACAACAGAAACTTGAATTCAAAGGGTTTGCCGCTGCAACACTAAACCCAATTAATTATTATCAGATAGCATTGGAAACTTTGAGTATGGGCTCAGGTATTCCTGAGCCTGTTTTGAAGGGTAGCCAGGCGGGGGCAATCACCGGATCCGAAATCAATGAGCGTGCATACTTTAAAGTTATTAGTGATGAGCAGACAGATTTTGAGCAGGTTATTCGGGATCTTGTAGATTCAATTTTGCTGTACCTGAATTTGAGCACTGAAGAGGAGCCGTTGGATTACAAGATTGTGTGGAAGCCAAGTTATGAGCCTACCCAGAAAGAGAAGGCTGAACTGGATTTCTTGAATGCTCAGACTGCTGAAAAAGAATTGCTCTGCAAAACAGTTGATGAAGTCCGCAAGGATCGCTTTAAACTGCCTGCGTTGCCTGATAAAGCTGGGGCAGTCGTGATAGGCTTAGCGAAGCCTTCTCAGCCTCAGGGGCAAGGTGTTAACCCGTTTAATCCGGATGGAACACCGAAGTCGCCTCAGCAGATAGCCGATGAACAAGCGGCTTTAGATGCTCAGCAAACGGGTCAACCTCAAAGTTCACCTGTTAAACCTGCTGTGGCTCATACGAAACAGGAGTCTCCTCCTCAGCCTGGATCTGATGCTTCAGAAGTTGCGGTTGTCGTAGCGGAAAAAAAAAGTAAACCTGAATCTGTTGACGAGAAGAGTATAAGCCGTACGTTGCCGATGCTGATGCGCGAACTCGGGTTAGCGGTAATGGGTAAGACTGCAGACGGAGACCCGAGATCAGAGGGACCGATGTCACGGTCCGAAGCTTCTGTGCGTGGAAAAAACATGATTGTTGAGTATGCAAGGCTTGAAGAGGAACAGGCCTTGTTATGGGTTAAGCATAAGTCTGGTTTTCCTGGGGTAGTTGTGGTTCCTCCGGAGATGAAGCGTAAACTTGCGGATCAACATAAGCGGTTTTTATCGGATCTTGACGGGATGCTTTTGGATGCTGAGGCTGTTTTCAAAAAGAAATCTGCTCCAGTTGCTAGTGGTGCTGCTTAATGCCTGAAGAAAATAAAACCTTAAGCCTTTTTCATCCTGCAGAGTTAACCGTAAATGAAGAGGGCAAAAAAATAATAGTTTGGTTTACATCGAAACAAGACCGAGAAATATTCCAAAAACTAATTCAAAGGATAAGAGAATCTTGACTGAGCAGGCCGTTGACGGGGTTGTTGTTGATTATTGGCAATCTCAAGATGGTATTCTAGATCGTTTTAGTATGCTTGCGGAGGATGTGCAGCTTGGGACTTTTAATGGCGCCGTCAAAGTTTATGGGACTGCCTATGGGGTAACAGACTTCACTATTAGCGGAGACTTGAAAGCCACAAGTTGTGAGTGGTGTGTTTCTCATGTTGGCGTCACTTATCATCGTGGACAGTTTATGCCAGATTTGCCCCGGCACCCCAAATGCCCGCATTTTTATGATATTACACGTGTTGGTGAAGACCCGCAGGTTGCGCAGGAAAAAGCGTTTTTCGAAGCGATGAAGAGCGCTATAAATGATTGGTATCAACGGGCATTAGATTTCAATGCTGTTGGCTACATGAAAAATATCGTTAGTACCTTCACCTATGAGGTTCAAGACATCATTAGTAGTCCTTCTTTTTGGAAGTTGTCGCTTGAGAATCAGTCTAAGATTAATGCGCTTATAGTTGAGTTGACTGCCCAGCTTGAGAAGGTAACGGGAGAAAAGCTTTCTCTATGAGAATCACCAATAAGCAACCTGAGTACAAAGATTTTGATATTGGTGATTGGACGTTTGGCTGCCCGACTATAGTCGTCTGCGAGGGCGAGCAGGGCAAGTTGAAGATTGGGAAGTTCTGCAGCATCGCTGATGGCGTTAGGATCCTACTTGGGGGCGAGCACAATTATAGGAATGTGTCGTCTTACCAGTTTGATAATCTGTTCATAAGGTTCAAGCAATTGGGTCCTACTGTGAGGACTAAGGGCGACGTCGTCATTGGGAACGATGTTTGGATAGGGTACGGCGCATTGATTTTGAGCGGAGTTACGGTTGGAGATGGAGCAGTGATAGGCGCTGGATCAGTTGTTACGAGAGATGTCAAGCCTTATGCAATAGCATGTGGTAACCCCGCTCGCATAATCAAGTATCGCTTCAACAAATATGTTATTAGGCGTCTTCTTAGGGAGAAGTGGTGGGATCTGCCCTGGAAGGAGCTGCGTGAGAAGATTCCGTGGCTTATGAGTTCCTCTGTTTAGTTATGCAATAAATTTCTTAAGTATTCAATGTAAATAATTTCTTGAAGGGTGAAGGGGAAATCTATGAGTAAAAATGTGAATGCTGTTTTTCCTGTTCCGCTAGATCAATCTGTTTTGGATGATCTTGGCAAGTTGAATGACCAGGTGTTACATGATTTGAAAGTGGATATGGCGACGGCTCTGAAGAACCGTGTTGCCATGTGGATTCGAGTTACTGATGTTTAAAATGCCTCGTCGCTCAAAAAACATGTTACTGTATGAAGTTCTCTCAGCTCTGCATTCGTCCCCCCTGAAAATCACTAGTTTAATGTATAAAACAAACATTAACTGCGGTGTTCTTGCTGATTTAGTTAGGATTCTTGTAAATAACGGCTATGTTCAGGCTCCTTATTTTGTAGAGAAGCATCCTTTAAGCTTGAAGAAAACAAGGAAAAAACCCAAGTACCCAACCTTCGGGTATCCTTACACCTTAACTCCGATTGGCAAAGCATTTTTTGAGCGTGTTGCCCCAGTTATGGAAGAGTTTCAAACTCTTGTTAACGTTGTTGATGCACAAACTTATGCTTTAGAGGCTCAACGTTACTCGGTTATTCTGCAGAAAGGTTCTGCCATGCAATAAGGGTTTTATGCAAAATTGCTGATAGCCTTTCTTTGCGGAGACTGTTTAGTTTGGCTACTATTGGAATTATTAACGGTGAAGTTGATGCTTCAAAAGCGATTGTTGAGACAGATGATGAGTTGGTTATCCCAGCAATTCTTGCGAGGGAAGCTGTTTTGCCGTATCCAAAAGGCAAAGCCTACCGGAGTGCCCAAGAACTTCAAGATGCACTATTTACTTTTGATAAGGCTTGGGTAACAGCGGAGAAGCACCCTGAACCTCTCATAAGCATAGTGACAGATCGGAAACGTCAAATCAAAGGCACTTTATCTGACATTAAACTTGATGCTGACGCTGTGAATCCAGCTGGAAAGAAAAGCCCGGCAGTTCGGGCGAATGTGCATCTCTTCAAGAAAACTCTCCCTAAGGCCTTCATTGAAGATGTTAAATCGGGTAAACGTAAGGATGTAAGCGTCGGTTTTACTTATGATACTGTTGAGAAGTCGGGTGAGTGGCAGGGCGAAAAATACGATTTTATCCAGGAGAACCTGCTCATTAATCATGTTGCTGTTGGCGTGCCTGTTGGGCGTATGCGGGCTCCATTTATCGGGTTAGGCTGCGATTGCGTTGACTTCGAAACAGAATCAGCCAACTCAGATCTTGCCCAGAAACCTGCTCCAGAAACTGTAGACACGGCAGCTAAAATCGAAGTTACGTTGCCAATAACACATGAAAACACATCTAACCTAATCGACAAACTCAAACAGATAGCCAACTGGTAAAGAGGATTAAATTTTAATCCAACCAACGTCTGAAAACCACTCAGTGTTGTTTGCTTCTAAACTTTTTTTTCAGCTGTTTTTGTGCAACGTTATGCAATAGCATTTTTAAGCATTTTTTGTGATAACTCATTTCTTAATACAAGAGGAACCTAAATGGCAGAACAACCTAAAGATTCTGGGGTGGCACCAAACATGATGCCTCTGGTAAGGATGAGTTTAGATGAAGCCCTCGACAAAATTAACGTTCTTGAGGCAAGCACCAAAACTTTGGATATCCAACTAAAGCAAGTGACTGAGGAGAGAAACCAAGTAAACAGTGTTCTCGCCGCTCAAGTACGAGCTTCATTTCTCAACAAGGCTCGGGCTTTAACTCAGATTCCAGAAACCCAACTTCACAAGATGGGCAACGACGAACTTGAAAGCATCGTGAAGCTTGCAGAGCAAATTAAACGCCCAAACCCCAAAAGCATCATGTTTAGTGCAGACTCAAACCGAAACGAAGGTCTCATAGACCTTTATGGCGAGCGAATGAAAAAATTTGGAAGTAGATGAACATGGGACAAGACATAGTTTACCCAAACAACACAGTAATAGTTGAAGACAACGGACTCATAATTGAAGAGTTCGAAGTCGGCGCCAACGCAACTCCAGCAAAGATGCTTCCTGGCAACTGGGTAATTTACGACACCCTTGCAGGAGACATTAAAGAGGCAGGAGCCAAAGCACACGGAGTCATAGGCTTACTTTTGGAAAAACCAAACAGCGCCTTAACTGACGCTTACGCTGTTGGAGATCAAGCTCGCGTAATCACCGGTGGAAACGGCAAAGTCATGGTTCACAGAGCAGCCTCAGCTGGAAACATTGTTCCAGGAACAGCCCTGGTTACTGCGGCAGATGGACAAACTACTTTGCAGGCAGTCGGAGGCGCTGGAACACAAGGAGACGTCGTCGCAGTAGGCGCAGTCATACTCGCAGACTCAACCGCAATCGCAAACGTTGTGGCTCAAATCCAGAAGTCAAATGAGCCAATGGCGGCAACTTAGGAGCACAAGAAAATGTCCCCACAATTTAGTATGAGTAGAGTTGGAGCAGACACAGCACAACTGCTCGATTCAGACCTTCAATATATTGAAACTCAAGTAACCGAGGCTGTTCGCCAAAAACTCATAGGACGCAACCTGTTTTCACCTGTGAGACTGCCGGACATCGGCATCAAAGAATGGACCTCCTACGACTTATCAGATATGAGTCAAGCACGCATTGACATGGATGGCTTAAACAAGAGCTTTGATCGCACAAAGAAAACTGCTAAAACCGTTGCTGTGCCAATGATTCATAAAGAATACAAGCTTCTGTTCCGAGACATAGCAGCTTCCCGACGAAGCGGAATGCCCATAGACGTTACTGAACCCCAAAATGCAGCAGTTCAAGTCGCTGAGGAAGAAGACAAACTCCTGTTAACAGGCGAATACACCGGCTGGAGAGCACTTGGAATCGAAGGCTTAGCCACAGCCACAGGCAGAAACACAGAAGCATCAGACGGAGCATGGAGCACCGCAACAAACATCATAAAAGACGTATCCGACGCCATCGCCGAACTTGAAGCAGACGGCCACAACGGACCCTACGACATGGTAGTAAGAAGCGCATTATCCGCGGATCTAAGACTGTTAATTGCCAACACAGGCATAACCGCAAGGGAAAAACTTCTTGGACCAGGATTCATACGCGAAATCTTTGTCAGCGATAACCTCTACGCAAGCAACGGAGCAACCACAAGCGCCCTAGTCGTTGAACCAGGCCCAATGAACTTCGTCGTTGGCATCGAGCAAGAAGTATCTGTCAACAACTTTATCGACGAAGACATGAACACCAAAGGCAAAGTCTGGGAAATCCTCACACCAAAAATACGCAGACCCACGAGCATATGCGAAATTACAGGAATCACCGCTTAGGCGGTTCAATTTTCCCCTTTCAAAATAACCTTTTTTTGTTTTTATTCTTTTGTGCTATCATCATGTGATTTGACCCTAAGCTCGGCTGGAGATTTCACCCGAAGACTTTACTATTAATAAGTTTTTTTGACCGATTTGATATACTCACTAACGTTAAAATGAGCTCTTTTATCAATAAATATCCTGCTATTGCCCTATTTACGGAAAAGCAGTTCTAAACGACAGTCTGACGAGAGGGTTGTGGGTATTGACGCTTTAAACGTTCATCATTAGGGCTGAAATAAAAGCAGTCCTGTTTTAAAAAATATAACTATAATGTATTTACTTCGGCTTTTGAAATGGATAAAGTATGATTTTAAGGCACCATTTAGATTTTTTAGAATTAAGCAAGTTAACTATAACTAATTATCGCTATTTCTGCGGCACTAATTTTATGAAGCTTTCGATGTTAGAATCTTCAAGATTTTGATAAACATCGAGATATTTTCCTGTACGGTATGACCTGTTCTTATGAAGACCTTTCAATTGCCTAATCGTCTCTCCTTTACGTGGCTCTAAAGAGTTAGCTTGATAACTAGCTTCAAAATTAGCTAACAAGGTTGCTGCTTTTTCCGCTATTTGAGTCTCATTTTTGCTCAAAGCAACGGCGCCAATTACACCAATGCGCGCAGCAAGCCTAGAAACACCATAACCCGATTTGTCACGTTTAATCATTGAAAGACACATTTCATTTAGCGCCTCTAAGCCTCCATCGGTTATATCTTTTGCAAATTCAAGAGCTAATACAGCTATCGTTGTAACTGCGTCACCAATTTCTGATGGAGCTGATAAAAACCATTCTTCATCAAAGCTATATCCAGCAATATGAATGTAAGCTGACTTCATAATTTTAATTACTATCAGCAGCTCTTCCTTGAATCCTTCTGTTAAGGATTTGAATTTTTCATTCAGCATTAATAAAGATAAGTCAAGCAAACAATCAATGCTTGAACCAAGTATATGGGCTGAATGGAGTTTAGATGAAGTATTCGCTATGTTGCCTATTGCTCTTACTAACTGATTCATGATCTCTTTGCTAAATTCTTCTCTTTGGAACGTTTCTTTCTCTGGATATTCTTCATTCTTTGCTTTTAACGCCGCAAATGCAACTTTTTGAATAGAATATTCTGGTAGTAAGGTAAAGAGGCTTGTTTGAATTGCCCAATGATTCATACGGTTTTCCATACTCAGCGATGCAAGTTTATCTATAAATTTTAAAATTCTTCCAGATGCGTAGACATTCCCCTTGAATAAAACAAAACCGTAAAGTAAATCCTTGAGCTGAATAAGTGCAATCGATAACATATACCAGCTGTTTTTTTGGATTCCTGCTTTTCCCATTTCAAAGATATAATCCGATGATAATCCTTCCCCACCATTTTTTTGAATAGCCGAATAGCCCACTTTCTTCATTGACTCCATTGCTATTGTCGAGACATCAACAAAATCTTGTTCAAGAGCTTTCATTCCAAGGTCACGAATATGTGTAAACACTAGGTTCGTGCTTTGAGGTGGGTAACATTCACTAGATTTCAGCTCAGTTGTCAAACAGCCTATTTCTGTGAAAGCGTACAGGACTTCCTGCATTAAGGCTGTGTCTTTGTTGTCTAATCCAAGGCTAAATGCCGTTAATAGTTGAGCATTGATATACTCCAAAAACTTGTCTTGAGTCGTAAAGTCATCCTTTCTAATAGTAATATAATTTCTTGTGATTCTTGTTATCGCCTGGAATCCTTTAATGCTAGTTTCAATTTCTCTTCTTGAAGCGGCTTTGTTTATGACATCATTTATCAATAGAACCTGTTTTTTTATCGGTTCTTGTAAAGTAGAGTCATTGTAAAAAACAAATTGACGATAAAGTGGCGTACTTACTATAGAGCGTTCATAGGTAGTGCTTGGTTTGATCTTTTTAATTATTGATTGGACTTTTGAAGGAATTGATGTGATATATTTAATACAATGCTTTTCCGCTCTTTCAATGATATTTCTAGGGTCAATTAGATTAATTATGTGAATAAAATGCAATCCAAGTATAAAAAACGAGAAAATGAATGTAACTAATATCATATTAACAATGTATAAATCATTTGAGAATTGTAAACCCATTATCGAAAATATTAATGCTCCAACATAATAGCTAAAGAATAATAGTGTAAGGTCATCGCGTTTGTAACTCTCAATAATGCTTGCAGTATAATTGCTCGCTGCATGTTGAATAACAATTATGGCGATTGAAAAAGATATGGCGAGAATTGTGGCTAGAATTGCGCCAATTGAAGAAAGCATAGTTTGAACCGAAGCAGTGTTCCAGACTAACCTTAGAGTGTATACATCAAGGGTTGGATTGATTTTTGAAAGAAGACTTGAACTCCAAAATAGGCAAAGAAAATACAAAGAGATAACTAACCAAACATAATTTACCTTTATTTTCCGTAAACCAAACAATCGCAAGCTTTTTTTCATATCAAAATGATAATTTAGTCGGTGTTAGAATAAATGTCTTTGGAAAAACTGTTTGATTATCTATAAATTATTTTTCTTTTACGGGTTTGGCATGTTTTATGCAATAAAACTTAAGTAAAAAATCTGTTTTTTAATGGTGTGATTGTTGTATGCTGAGATTTAAGGTTCTTTCAAAGGTTCATGGTTTTCATTTTAAGGGGAGAAGGTATTTTCCTGGTGAAATTGTTGAGTGCTCTGAAGAGGACGCTGCACTTTTTAACTTGGATTTTCTTGAAAGTGTACCTGAAACGGCTCAAAAAGTTGAGGTTTCTGTTTCGGATGTGGTGAATGCGGTTGCCCTGTTGGAGCCTGAAGTTAAAGTTGACGAGTTATTTGTTCATCCTGAAGGCAAAAGAAAAGTAAAGCCGAGAGTTTTACCAAAGGTTCAACCATGACGCGGATCCGGGTTTGTGGAACTGTGGATTCTGCGCTTGCTCGAGAAATAGATCTTGAGTATGAAGAGCGTAAACGTCTATCTCATAAGCTTGGAGAAGAGGAGCCAAGTTACAGTGATGTTCTTCAGGTGCTTTTGAAGAAGGGTCTTATTCGTGTTAAGCCTGTGCAATAAGGCTTTAATTGTTTCTAGATAACTGGGCTTGAGGCTAAATTATTGACTGAGCAAGTCGCGATTATTGTGATCGGGCAAACTTTTGTTGATGTTCCCCACGGTTCATCTAGTACGCTAACTGTTGACGACATCGCTGTTACTCCTCATGATAATTTGGGGGGGCGGAGCTGGTGGATCGACACTATTGGCTCAGCCAATTTCCGCTTGAACATAAGCTCTGCTGATGGCGGATCCACTCATGAGTTTGGGTGGCGTCTTCTCTCAGAAACATATGAGCCTGCAGCTGGTCGCTATGGTATTTTGGTGGCTGTGAAGAATCTTTGCTTAATTGATTTAGCTGAGACTTCTTTTGATGCTCAGTTGGATACGATGATTAAGGCAGCTGACAACATCATCAACACTACCCTCAAACGTTGCGGCGCCACAGTTCCGTTGGTTTCTCCAGACGATATTATTCATGATATAAGCAATTATCTGGCTGCTGGATTGTTTAAGCAAAAGGATGTTCCAGATGAGAAGGTGCATAGTTTCTACACGGTTGGCATGAACCTGCTTAAGGAGTATGTTGCAGCAAACTACCCCGCTGAGGCTTCTATAGGAGGTTCAGTTCCTACAACTAATCAGTCGTTGGCTTACGGTGTGGGGCTCGCGACTTAGATGTCTATTCGTCTTTCTGTTCGAGCTCAATATTCGCGTGTGCAGGCTTACTTGAAGGCAGCTCCGCAGCGAAGTGAGGTTGTTAAGCGGCTTTGGTGTGAGCAGGGAAGCGAAGAAACAGCTAATTTTATGAGGGGGATTGTCCCGGTGAAAACAGGTTTCTTGAGGGATAGTATATCTGCAAAGATTACTGCTAACGGTTTTTCTGTTTTCCCAACAGCATCCTACTCGAAATTTGTAGATCAACCTACCAAGCCTCACCGCATTTTTCCTAAGGGTGCACGTGTTCTTAGGTGGTTTGGTGAAGGTGGATCTCCGATTTTCTCTGCGTTTGTTGAGCATCCTGGAACTAAAGGCGCCTTCTTCATTAAACGGACTAAGGAAGGGATGAAGGCGGTTCTGAAACAACTTTATGTTATGATTTGGAGGGAAAATAATTGACTCAGGATGCTCCAGCAATTAAGGCGGCTATTCTTTCAAAGTTGATTGCTTCAGTGGATCTTTCTGCTGTTAAGAAGTGGCTTAAAGCTGAGCCTATACCAACTCAGTACCCGACTTCTCCGTTTGGGTGGGTAGAATATAATGGGGGACCGCGTAAGCCTTCTGCTGGAACTAAAGAAGTGTTCGACGACTTCTTTGTTGTAATTGTGGTTAAAAGCGGAAAGCCTGATGAGAATGAGGATTCTGCTATGGCATTAGCGAAGGCCGCGGAGGCTGTCCTAGAGGCGGATCCGCAGTTGAACAACACCACTTTTGACAGTTACGTTAGTAACCGTGAGAAACAGAAGGTTTTCGCGTCTGATTACGATATTGTGGCTATTCGTTTAACTGTTCACACTTGGCGGTATGCTTAGCACAAGTGCGAAGAGAAGTAACCACTGTTTCCGTCATTGTATCAAAAAAATTGGATCAAGACAAGATTGCTGTTTCTTGCTTGGTCGACTGCATGTGGGAGCTAAAAGAACGACTCTGTATCAGTAGGTCTGATTTTGAGCTTTCTTAACACGCTCTGTCTCGTCATCAGTAGCTTCTTTTGTTAGTTTAGCATCTTGATCAGTAGCTTTTTTGGTGCTTTTAGCATCTTGGTCACTAGTTTTTTTGGTGCTTTTAGCATCTTGGTCACTAGTTTTTTTGATTCGTTCAGCCTCTTGGTCTTTGGCTTTTTTGATTCGTTCAGCCTCTTTTTTATCTAAATCTATTTGAGTCATAAGATGGTTTCCTCATTATACTAAAGTTTTTTAAACTAAAAAGTCTTTAGCTGAGAAACTGTGCAATAAGGGTTTTAAGCATTTTTTGTGATAAACTGTTTTTATGTCAACTCCATTGTTAGGACGGAATGCTCGCTTATACAAAGACGGCAGCCCGATTGGGTTCTGCAAAAATATTTCTGTGAAGGCTTCTGCTGAACTTATCAAAGAATACAGTATGGACTCCTTGGTGCCCGCTGTCATAGGCGCTGGAAAACAATCTTTCACCTGGAGTGCTGAGCGACTTTTCACTGATGATACTTACGTTGCTTTGCTTTTGGCTGGAACCCAGTTTGACCTAGTGTTTAACCCTGATGGAACTCCTCAAGATGCCGATTTAGCTGAGACTTGGACTAACTGCACTATTCTTTCGTGTGAAAGAACTGCAGGCGAAAGTGGCGGTTTGCTTGAGAAGATTTCTGGCGAAGCAGAAAGCGTAACAACTCCAGCCTAAACGCCTAGTATAGTTTTTTGTCTATGCAATAGGGTTTTTATGCATTTTTCATGATAATTCGTTTTTATCATATGGAGAGATTAATTTAAAATGTCTATACCTGTACTTGGAAGAAACGCCCGACTTATCAAGGGCAATACACCAATCGGTTATGGCAAGAACATATCCGTAAAAGCGTCTGCTGAATTGATAAAAGAGTATAGTATGGATGCGTTGACTCCTGCGGTTTCTGGATCTGGAAAACAAAGCTTCACTTGGAGCATGGAACGCTTATTCACAGACAAAACATATCTCGACTTGCTCATCAATGGAACCCTATTCGACCTAGTCTTTGCCCCCGAAGGTACACCCACGGCAGGAACCAAATATGAAACATGGAACGACTGTGTTATCCTCTCATGCGAGCGAACCGCTGGGGAAACTGGCGGGGTCCTTGAAAAAATCAGTGGTGAATCAGGTTCAATTACGTTCCCTCCAGCATAACCTTGGTTAGTGATTTAGATGACTCCAGAAACCAAAGATAATAAGGCTAAATCTGCCCCTAAGGATTTCACCGTTAAAACTAATTGGGAGGAGCAAGCTGAGGCAGACGACCTTAAGCGAGCGAAAGCTGATTCAGCTCAGAGGCGAATATTCGACCCCGTTAAGCTTACTCAGAACTCCAACCTAATCCATGAGGAGGAAGATAGCAACCTTGGATTCATCAAATATGGTGAACTCACCCTCCACGATGCCTTCATTATCGAGCGATGCAAAACAGACCAGGATAAAACCTCGATGGCTGCTTACCTGATGCTTAAGAAAGGCAACCCTGACATGCCGGTTTACACTCCTGAAACCATCGTTGAATGGGAGAAAACAATGCCGATGGCTGAAGGCGCTATGCTTCTGCTATTCATACGGAGAACGCCTGCTTTTTTACGAACGCAATCGGTGCCTGGCTCACAAAAAACCACGATGCCCAAAACATCGCCTTAGTCCTCAAAGCCTTTCCCCAATACACTCTTGAATCAATTGGGAGATTAACCATCTTTCAATTTCGGTATTTGGTTTCAGCATCTAAATGGTTAAAGGAGACTAACCAATGAGCGACAACAGCATCCTAATCGATATTCAAGCAACTGACAACGCTAGTTCTGTTATTTCAGGTGTCTCTAACACACTTGTTGCCAGTTTTAAGAATGTCGATGCAGCTTCTGCAGGGTTAGCTTCCTCAGTCAATTCTGCAATCGCTCCTTTATCTCAAGTTGAGCAGGCCCAGTTAGGTTCAGCTGATGCTTCAATACATCTTCAAGATGCCCAAACTCAGCTTAGTTCTAAGCAAGCTAACCTTAGTAATGCTGTAAGGCAATATGGCGTTGACAGTGAGCAAGCCACCGTTGCTCTCAGGGATTTTAACAGTGCCCAATCCCAAGTTGCATCCCTCACTCCTCAAATTACCTCAGCAATAGAACAGCAATCAATCAACTACAAGGATTTAGCCATAAGTGTTTCAGGAGTTGCCACAGCCAGCTTCGGCCTTTACATGGCTTATGATAGTGTTGAGAAAGCCAGCGTTCAAGTTGACCGCGCAAACATTCTAGTTAAATCCAGCACTAACACTGCTGAGAAAGCTCAAACCGCTTACAACGAAGCCGTAGCTAAATATGGAGCTAACAGCGCTGAGGCTGTTCAGAAAGCCACCGACCTCGGAATCGCCAATGACCGAGCTGCCCTTGCTACTGAACGCGCTCAAATGTCTGAAGACAACTATTCTAACTCTATGACGCGTGGAGCGTTAATGGTTATTCCTTCAGTTATCACCTTAACCGCTGGTTTATCTAGCGCTGTGAAAACCCTTTCTGATTCAGAAGGCATCGGGGCTGTTGCTGAAACCGCTTTGTCATGGGCTAAGATGCTTGCCGTGGCTCCAACCGCAACCCTCACAGCAGGCATGATTGGTTTAGATGCGGCTATGGATGCGAACCCAGTTGCCGTTGTTGTTTTAGCCATAGCTGCTTTAGTCGCTATCTTCATCGCCGCCTACACCTACATAGCCCCATTTAGGGATGCAGTGAATAGTGTAGGGTCAGCTATAATGAACGCCCTCAAACCCGCTATCGATGTTATCGTTGGAGGTTTGACGTGGCTCTGGAACAATGTCCTTGTTCCCTTGGGAAATTTCCTTCTTGAGGTTTTCATTAAGAATCTCGAGGCAGTTGCTGCCGCTATCAAGTGGGTTTCTGATGGGATAGGCGCCATTGCTGGGTGGATAGGTGATTCATGGGCGAAGCTCACAGGCACTTTCAAGGATTCAGTTGCCCAGGGGATGGCTGATCAACTCGCTGTGGTCGAGAAGGGTTTAGCTGACCAAACCGCTGAGGTCAACAAGAAATATGATGAGATGGTTTCCACAGTTGAAACCGCTTATACCGATGAAACCAATGCTGCGCTCGCTTCATGGAATAGCCGCCTTACCCAAGAGGTTACAGGTTGGGATAAAGTCCTCAAGACTGCTAATGAGCAGAGCGATGCCTTGGTCGATGCTGTTACCTCAGGTTTGAAAGACACCGAGTCCTCAATTAACGATGGCTACGACTCCCAACTCAAATCTCAGCAATCGGCATATAGCGACCAACTCGCAGGAATCAATAGTTTCTATGATGATGTCATAGCCACGACCCAAGACAAGCTTAATGCCATCAAGAATGCAAGGTCAACTGACCTCGATAACCTCGAACTCAACTACCTCCTACAGAAGCAAGCTATGGAAGGCACCCTCAACTCCTACGGAAGTACCCTTACTGTTGAGCAGAAGCAGTCAGTCCTCTCAGCATTGGAGAAAACCTACAATGACAAGCGAAGCGACATCTCTGATAATTACAGAATCCAAGAACTCGAAGCCGAGAAAACCAACGATGCCAATATCGAGCAGGCTAACAAGGACAGGGCAGCCGCTCTCCTCGCCGCAGGGAACACTGAGATAGCCGCTGAATTAGCTCTCCTCAATTCCAAGAACTCCCAGTTAGCAGCAGCCGAGGTCGTTGCCAACGGTAAAATCGCCCAAATTAACAGGGACAGGAACGCCACTCTCAAGGAAATAATGAATGACAGGGACACTATTGAAAGCCAGCATACTGCTGAACTTAAGCTCATAGCTCAAAACCGTGAAGATGACCTCACAGCCATCGCCCGTACAGCGGCTTTGGAAAGGGAGCTTATAGCCAAGAACTCCAACGCATTAATCGCAGGGTACAATGGCACAGTTACAATCACAAGCCCTGGCGCTGCACCACTCACAGTTCCTTCATCACCCGCAACTTCCCCCCTGCCACCTGAGCCTGGTTCAGCTAATGCACCTGGCGGTGTTAATTCTCCATGGCAACCTTCAACAACTCCAGCTCCAGCAGGCACCTTCTTCCCGATAGCCACAGCTCTCTCCCAGATGCTTTCCGCTTACCCATCTGCTTCAGGACCTCAAAACCTCGCTGACAAACTCGCCCTTATAACAATGCAGAACGGAGGCAAGTACAATGACGCAACTACCCTCGCACTCATGCTTTCCCAGAGTAAAGGTTGGTCAAGCGCTCAGCTCTCAGCTTTTGATGCATTAATACCTAGATTTGCTGAGGGAGGAACTGTTGATTCTCCTATGCTTGCTTTGATAGGTGAAGCTGGACCTGAGCGAGTTACTCCTCTCTCTAAGTTTAGTGAGTCCTCTCAATCTAACCAAACTAACACTATCTATGTTAACATTAACATTGGGGATATCTCGGCTGAAGTTGACCTTGACGATGTCAAGAAAGCCGTCATAGGCGGGGTAGTTATCGGCGTGGGGAGAAGAAGCTAATGGCTTGGTCGATAGGTTCAATCACTTTACCTTCAGGTCCCAAGGATATCGCTGATGATTCTGACTGCGAGACTGATTCTCTTCCGCTTGACGGAGCTGAGTCCATAGTCTTTGCAACTGCCCCTGGTATGAGGATAGTTTCTTGGTCAGGCAGCTTATTTGACTCTTCAAGCCCTACTAAAGCCGATTTAGAATCTGACTATTGCGCTGCCCTTAGGGGATTCCAAGGGACTTCTCAATCAGTGGTTTCTCCAAGTGGAGCTTATACCGGTACATGGTTCATTAAGAAAGTCACATTATCTGAGCAGGCGGAAGGCACCTTAGCCCGCATCAGCTACACCATAATTATGTGGCAAGGTTCATTCACGGAGGTTCTTTGATTTATGCCCGCTCCCTTAACTTGGACTATTGGAGATGTAGAGTTTCCCTTTAGTCCCTCCCAGATAAATGACGAGAATGAGAGCGTGACCGAGTCTTTTGATTTAGACGGTGTTGCTGCAGGGATATTTGCAACCGCTCAAGGTGTTCGGGTTGTTCAAATCTCAGGCAGTATCGCCCTCGAAGGTTTAGATAAAGCCGCTATCGAAGCCGCTTATTCCGCTCCCCTTCGAGCTTACCAAGGCACATCCCAAACCGTTGAGTCTCCCTCAGGAGCCTATGATGGCGATTGGTTAGTCAAGAAGGTTTCATTTAAGGAGCAAGCCGAAGGCGCTTCACTCTCCCGCATAATCTACTCAATAACTCTCTGGAAACCCTCTGTTTTGGTGGTTCTTTAACATGGTTGCTAAATGGATTCTTGAATACTTCATTGCTCCCTCAACTTGGATTCCGCTTCAAGCTAAGTTCAACCAAACCGTTGAAGAGCTTAATGGTCACGAGCAAGGAGACATCACCCTTCCCAACACCTCAGCTAACAGGGCGATAGTTGCCTCCAATAAGACAGTTAGGATTTCCTTTGACACTCATGTCATTTACACGGGTCAGCTCTCAGCCCTTTCATACAGCGCCGCCCAGCTCAAATGCGTTCTCTACAATGCGGTTTATGAGGCTATGAAAGCGAAGACTATCACAGCCGATTATTCCGCTGGAGAAGCCGCCGATGTTATCTTTGCCGCTATCTGCGCAGCTGCGGGAGTCACAGTGGGGGCTTGCCCGTCAACCACTATCGCTGTGAGGTTCATCGATGCCGAATGCTATACCTCAGCTATGTTCCTTGCTGATGTCCTCAACTCTAACTATTACGCTTCAGGCGGCACCTTCACCATCGGGGCTGTTGGTTCCCTCAAGACTGCATCCCATTACAAGATTCAGAGCCGAGGCATAGACCGCGCCAAGAAGCGCGATAAGGTGAGGGTTAGGGGAGTCAGCTCGGCTGGCATCCCAATCACAGGCGAAGCGGGCACAGGCACCGATGTCAAGGTTTACATTGAGAACAAGGTTTCCGACCAAGCCTCCCTTGACAGCCTCGCCGCCAAATACCTTGCCGACCTCAACACCGACAGCCAAGGAGCCCCACTCGTCTTTCCAATCACTGAAGCCTATGATTTCCACCCTGGCGACACCTTCGCCGTCACCAATGCCCGCTACAACCTCGCTGGCACCTACGCCATGAAAAGCATAACTAAAACCTCCACCAAGGTTACGGTTGCCCTTGATGTCGCGCCCCAAACGCTTGAGCAGATGATAGTTGACTTCCAGAAGTATGAGGACTATGGCATCTACGGAGGATTAATCCCCACTACCCTGAGCCACCAAAACCTTGAACTCTACCTATACATGAATGAAGGTCAGGATATCTACATCGCAGATTACGGCCCGTTCTGGAGACAGGGAATCGGTTACGCCATCACTTGGGGAGCTGAGGGCAACATTTGCACCTTTGACGGCACTTCCTCCTTCATCAATTGCGGAAACGACTTCGACCCAGAGGGCACTGACCAACTCACCGTCATGGCTTGGATAACACCTATTACTCCAGCCGCTCCCGAGAAAGCTTATGTAATATACAGAGATAATTTTAGCCTTAAATGTACTGAAAATAACACTGTAACTGCAGGAATTGTAACTGCTGGTCACGGTTGGACTCTACTAACAACTCCAGTCGGCTCAATCCCCGAGGGAGTTCGAACATTCGTCCTGATGAGGTACAATGGTTCTAAACTTCAAATATTTATTAATGGAAGTCTATCAGTCGAGAGGGCTATAACTGGACTTCTCTCTTGGGTTTCATTTATGCCTATGCTGATAGGAGCTATGACCCATGTCGATGGTTTTTACAAGGGAGGTTTAGATCACATAGCCGTGTTCAGCCGATTCATCACTGATAGGGAAATAGCCGACATCTACTTCTACAACGGCATTCTCAACCCTCCTCCATATCACGCCGTTAACAACCTTGACCTCTCGGGTTTAGAGCTTCTTATCCACGCCAATGAAGGTTCAGGAGCTGCAATCACAGATTCCCTTGGAAAGGGCTATGTTGGAGCAATCCATGGAGCCGCATGGTCAGCCGACGCAATTCCAAAATTGACCTTTGCCGCCACTGATTATGTTGAGGTTCCTCAAGTTCTCCCAATTGAGGGTTTAGGAGCTATCTCCGTTGGAGCATGGGTAAAACCCAGTTCCCTCGGCGACAAGAACTACCTTATCAAGAATGCACAGTTTTCAATTCAGCTTAAGGATGATGGGGTTTGGGTGACGATTGCAGGCAACACCGTAACAGCTCAGTTTGAGCTTGTTCAGTTAAACGAGCGCATATTCGTCATGGGAGTTTATGATGGGGCGCATCTTATAGTTTATGTTAATGGCACTGAGCGAATGAGGGAAGATCAGACAGGTACTATTGGTTCAGCCGCAGGCTCCACCTTCATTGGAGCCATAGATGATACAGGGCAGAAAGCTCTCAACGGCTACCTTCAAGAAATTATGGTTTGGACCAGAGGACTAAGTAGAGAAGAGGTGGTAATGCTCTACTTTTTTCCCCTTACTCAGATTATAGGCGGCGGAGGAGGCGCAATCTCTGGTTGGATACTCACGGTTTCTCATGGAGCAGGCGCTTCCTGCAGCCCCGAAGGAGTAGTGAACGTGGGGTCTGGGCAAAGCGTCCAAGTGGAAGTCACAATCACCCCAGGCTCAGGGTATTGGTTCAGCGGCTGGTTCCTCGATGGGCATGGAGCAGGCAAAGACAACCCACTTATAATCGCTTCTAAGCCCGACGGCAGCATCCACACGCTTGTTGCACAAACCTCAAGTCCAAGTAACAAAAACACAAGATTCTATATAGTGAATATTCCGCCAGTGTAAGGAGAGACCTGTAATGCCAATAATTGGAGCTAACGTCGAGATTCGGAACCAAGATGGTGTAACCATAGCTACCGCAGTCACCGATGGCGACGGAAAATGCGACATTTACCTCAACCAAGGCACCTACACAGTCATCGTGACTAAGACAGGGTACCAAACCACTCAATACACCATAGTCGTGAACGACGACAACACTCAGCTCGACTTCAACTTACCTACATTCAACATAGGTTCAGTTACTTCCCCATTAATCCAGCTTCAAATAACTGAGGCTTTAACAGGCAACAAAGTGCCTTTGCTTTCTTTATCAATGTCTGAATCTTTGAACTGCACCCAAGGCGGTTTGATGGCGGCTAAAACAGTTTTAGAAACCTTAACCTTCGCCATTAACCCTGGCGTCTGGCTTATCTTAATTGAGACTGTAAACTTCATTCTCCCCTTCAACGGCATAGTCACCCCAAACGGCGACCAAATCATAGTTGTAGGCGGAACACTCCCCACAACAGCCACCACTAAGCAGTATAGCCTTTACGGTTATGAGTACCAAGACAACGCTATCGTCAACAACACCGGTGTCAACTACGAGTTAGTGAACGTCGCCCACAACTACACTATCCCAGCTCAGACTCAGGGGACAAGGCACATTTTCCTCGTGGTCTTCTATGGCGCTTGGGAATGCACATTAGGCACCTCAGGCGCTGGCACAATAAACTTGGCTTCAGGCACCTATGAAGTCCGCTCTGGGGGCGGCATGCCATCTGTTACAGCCACCGCTAACGGCGGCAGCCACTTCGTCAACTGGAGACTTGACGGAGTAATCATGAGTACAAACACTGCATACGCTTGCCCAGCTCAAGGCGACGCCACCAGCCACACTTTAACGGCGAACTTCGCCACCCCATAAATAATGGAGAGAACCCGAAATGAAAGAAATAACCCTTAAAGGAGAACATTGGCAGGACAACTTAATCGGCTTGTCATGGAATGATAGGCTCAAAGACGCCATCGCCCAGAAGTACCTCCGCGAAATCCGATTAGCCAAAGCCGAGTTAGACCTCAAAACCCTCGATTTAGGTGAAACCCCAATTCAATCCACGATTGAATGCACTTTCTTCACCGCCCTCAAAAGCCCTTCTAAACCCAAAATCGAAGACATAGGCTTCAGCATCCCAGAAGACATGTTCACCAACAACTTTGGGCTTTGGCTCGCAGGCTTCTTTCAAGGAGCAAACCAGCTGAAGCCCAGCGGCGGCCAGTTCACTGGGATAAACGAAGCTAACGGAGGATTATCAGGCTTGATTTACGCAACCTACTACAGTTCCTATCAGTACCCATTCAACAACACCACAGGCATGGGCACTCAATTCAAGATTGGTTCATCAAACGCCGCCGCCGCTAGAACACAGTACGCTATTCAAACAGCTTTCGGGACAGCTCCAGAAAGTACCCGTTTCCCTACTGGGCCAGGCTGTTACGCCGTTGCAGGTGGAGTAATCAGCTTTTGCGGAGCCATCACAGCTGGAGGTTCAGGGACAGTGAACGAAGTGGCGTTGTTCGGTAACTGGTACAACGGAGTTGAAATGCTCGCCCGCGATGTACTTGGCGGGGGAGTAGCTTTTGTGGCTGGCAACAGCCTCGTGGCGACAGGAGCGATTAGCATATGAGTGAATATGTAGGTTTAGAATGGACTAAAGAGCTTGAAGCATCTCTCCACAGAGACCACATAAGAGAGATACATAGGTTTAGAGCTGAAGACACCATAGCGAAGTTGAAAGCTAACAAACCCTATGATTCCCTGCTTGGCTCAATGATTGAGTCATCCATCGTTGTGGCTTTGAAAAGCAAAAAAAACCCTTCAATCGTGGCTTTAGGCAAAAACGTGCCTGAAGATTTATTCACTGATAACTGGGGTCAGTTCCTCGCCTCCTTTATTCAAGCGCCGAGTTTAGGTGTAGTCGGGTACCCAATGAAGCAGTCTTCAGGCGCTGTTTACCTCACAGAAACCAATTACGGCGCTTATGGAGGGCAATTTGGCGGATGGTGGAATTACAGTAATGGCTCTTGCTCAGGCACTGGATTCCAATTCCAGTTTGGCTCTGGGGCGACAGCCGCTACGAGGGGAGATTTCAACATTCAAACAGCCTTTGGCGCATCCCCTGAAAGCGCAGTTTTCGATTGCGGCTTAGCCAATTATTCAGGAGGCTACATCACCGTCGCCAACAGCATCCCTGCAGGTGGCTCAGGCACCATAAACGAGCTTGTCATGTTTATGATATGCAAACTGGGAAGTCTCAAATTCCTTATGAGCCGCGATATAGTGACAGCTGTGCCTTTCACTGCAGGCAACGTGTTGATTGCGAGTGTGTCGATAGCGATTTAGGGTAGGCGTTTGATATGGATGTTAAGCTGGTTGGGGAACATTGGAGAGACAACTTGGGCGGGCTCAAATGGAGCCAGCGCCTCCGAGATGCCATAAGCGAAACTCACATCAGAGACAACAGAATCCGAAAAGCTGAGTTGGACATTGAGAGGCTTGAGAGTGGAGGAGACCTCGACCAAACAATCTGCGAAGCTTCCTTCGTCACAGTCCTCGATTCTAAAGATAGAGTTAAAGAGGTGGGATTCAACGACCCCTCTGACATGTTCACCAACAACTTTGGGTCGTTCCTCGCAGCCTGCTTTCAGCCTACATTGCATTTTAAGATGGGCGCATCATGGGCTATGAAGAACCTCTCCAATGCTGACAGAGGCTTCGATAGAGTTTATCAAACCTACTATGGTTCCACGAGGTACAACACCTACAACTCTTTGGCAGGCGGGACAAAGTTCCAGTTTGGTTCAGGCAACAGCCAGCCTCTCCGAACAAACTACAATGTCCAGTCTCCCTTCGCTACAGCTCCCGAAAGCGGCTTGTTCCCTACTGGACCAGGCTACTTTAGTTATGGGACTGGAGTCGTGAGCTTCGCTGGTATGATTACTGCTGGAGGTTCAGGCACCATAAATGAGCTTTGCCTCTACGCTTATTGGATGTACACCCAAAACAGTTGGGATACATTCATGCTTGCCAGAGATGTCTTGCAGAGCCCAATCACCTTCGTTGCTGGCAATAGGTTAGTTGCTAATGGAGTTGTGAGTTGTTGA